GACTCGAAGGCATGCAAACAAGTGGATTTCAAGAAGCGAACACACAGAACACTGGTACTGGGGTACCAGGCATGTCGCAGTCAATAAAAAACCAAATAAGCAGAAACCGAGGTATTGCTCCGAACCAGAAGGGTTTTGGCCTTGTATCTAAAAATGATCAAATGAAGTTACGAGTTGGGGCTTTAAGAGATCTTGGTGGGTCTACAGGAATAACACCTTTTCCTGAGATGGCAAGTAAAACTAGTGGTATTGGGCTCTTGGGAGCGGCGGTTGGCAAGGCTCCGTCAGCTATAGGTGGGGTATTATCTGCTGGTTTTGGAGCACTAGGGCAAATGAATAGAGATATGTATGATAAGCTAAACCCAATGGTCCTTAGTTCAGATAATAAGAGTCGACCAAGCAGAGCGATGGATTCAGTATATTCAACCAGCCAAGGATATATTGGAGAAAAAGGCGGAAAATTTTATGTACTGGAACAGAATAAAAGCGGTCAATGGGGTCACAACGACACTCAATTATTCATGAATAAAAGCACTCTTATGAATAGCCTTGATGGCAGAAAAATTCCTGGATATCAACGCGGCGGTTCGGTCGATAATATTCCTGCAATGCTAACTGGGGGAGAATTTGTCGTAAATGCTGGCGCTGTTAAAAAATACGGAAGCAGTACTTTAAACAATATGAACCGCTTTCAAACTGGAGGCATGGTTGGATCACAAAAATTTGTTCCTGGAGAAGAGGGCTCAAGCAAAAAACAAGCAATCTCAGAGCCTTCCACGAACAATAATACTGTAAACATATCCATAAACCCTGGAGGAGGAGCTTCAGTAAATGCAAACGAAGACTTTTCTGGCACCTCAACAAACAGCGCAAATAAAAACAGAGAACTAGGAAGGAAAATCAAAAACGCAGTACTCGAAGTCATCCAAACCGAAAAAAGAATCGGAGGAAGCCTTCGAAATCCGTACGCAAAAGAACAGTAAAATATGAAAAACGCGTCATTGCCATATAATCAACGGTTTTGCGTCAATGGCACTGGTCTTTCTGGTGTCCAAAGTATTGATGGAAATTATGGAGTTAACGAACAAAACGTTAACTTTGCTGGCTTTGGTTATGTTACTGGTTTAATCTCTCAGCCTATGCAGGGAAATTTTACAATTTCACGCGCATTAATTGGCGATGATCCGTGGCTAAGTTTTACTGGAGACGGAACGAGCGCTGCTTTTAGTGGCAGTGTGTTTTACGAAAGGCCAAATGTTGGCGGAACATTGGATAATAATTTTAGTGGTTGTTTTGGGTTTCATAGTGGATATTTAAATTCATATAATATATCATGCGGCATCGGGGAAATTCCTTCTGTTCAGGTTTCTATATCGGTATACGGAGACCTGGGGCCTGGAATAGATGTAAGGCCCGAAGGCTCCCCAGACGGCTTAGCGGATGCAGAAATTCGAGTTCCAGATCAAGGAGGAATTGTTTTAACATGTGACGGGTCGAGCACAAACAGAATAACTTCCTTTAGCCATAGTATAGAGTTGCCAAGAACAGCATTATACGCTTTACCAAACGGCGCGGCAGCAGATTTAACCGCAGACAGCGTCAAATGGAAAATGCCAGTGCAAGTAGATTTATCATATCCAATTGAGTCAACAACTAATTTCACACTTGAAATTGATGATTATGAAACTAAAAATCTATACGGAGCTTTAACAGGAATACATATTCACGACACTGACATAACAATTAACGACGACTCTGGAACCGAAATAGTTAAGTTTGACTTAACCAAGTCAAGATTAATTTCAGAAAGCTTTACCAGTGAAGTAGGCGGCGCAGTTACCGTAAACTTAACGTATAAAAAATATTCAAACAAAAGATAATGGCTTTTTTAAAATATGAAGACGTTGTAATAACCCTGGGTAATGAAAAGGTGTTTGCTGATTCCGCGAGTCTTAATGTTGATGCGTCCGCAGCAGAGTCGAGAAATGTCTACGGAGAAATTGAAAGATATGCGCCAACAAACGGATTAATTGGAGGATTATCTTTTGAGTGTTATATGACGGGGGCGATACCTGCTTATTTAAACATGACTGGAATTCCCGATTCTGACACAAAAAACGGCACGTTCGGAGGACTGGCTTTTACTGATGCTTATGCTCGATCTTATAATTTGCAAATTGAGCCTTATGCTCCAGTGAGAATAAGCGCCGCCTTAGATTTTTACAGCGCCTTAACGAGTGACATTTCCGCAAGCTCAAGCAGTCCTACTGACTTATCGTATTGGAAAAATCAATATGCACACGGAATAAGATCTTATGTTTTAGGAACTCCTTCGAATATTAATAATACATTAACTGTTGCTTATTCTGTTTCTGCAGAACGAAGGCCAATATATTTAGCAGGAGAAACTACTCCGACAAGAGTAACAAAAGAAGCGGTAGAAGTTAACATGAGTATTCGAGGAGATAATATCGGAGACCTGCTTCTGATTTCTGGAAACCATGCGGAGATAACTTGCCATTTATTAGACATGAACACAAACACTACCTTGGATAAGCTTCGATGCAGTGGACAAATAACAAGGCAAGAATTATCAATTTCCTCGCAAAATTATCTAAATGGTGTAATTTCAGTTAGGCAAGTTTTTCAATAATGAAGGTAGATTTTGATATATCTGGCTGGGACAAGGATCAATCTTATGAAAAGTTTGATGTGGTATTCTTTTCTGGTGATGCGGAGACTGGTTGTAACCCGTTTGAGTCTGGTTATTATTATGCTACTGCCGCAAATGATTCTACATCAAACACAGCCCTTAGCCCAAGCGGGTCAAATACAAAATGGACTCGATCTTTTCCAAGTACGCCGTCTTATAACTCGTCAGTATCTTTTAATGCGAAAACTTTTAAGAATACTTTTGGAGACGGATATCACACGATACTGCCTAAGAGTCACAATAATTTAGAAATAGAATATAATCTTAATTTTAACGGCAGAACGGAAAAAGAGTCGAAAGCAATTCTTCATTTTTTGGGCCATAGGTTTGAGGAGGCTCATACTGGCGCAGGAGTAGGATTAATGCATGACGGTACTCAATATGGAGCAGAAGATATTTTAACGGGATTTAACTTTACTCCGTTTGCTCCATACAACCAAACAGGACGTTATTTTTGTGAAGAATTTGACCATCAGCAAGCTTTTACAAATGTACATGATGTAAGCGCAACTTTCAGTAGCGATGAAACTTCTTTAACTAACTGGAGGGGGCAGGTAATCCCGCTAGATGAAACTTCTAAGTATTGGGCCGCAGGGGAAACTTACAGCAAATTTGATATAGTTTATTTTAGTGGGCATAATGTTTCTAATTTTAGTGGATTTTATTACCACTCAGGAGAGCACTCTGGAGCGGCCACTATTGCGAATTCGCCAACTGGAGCGAGTACCGAATGGACACAAGATAATTTTTACTTTAAACCTTCATCGTTTTCCGCTCCCCAGCAACCTAGGTTTTTAAAGAGTGAGCTGAATAGAGATTATGTAAAAAGGTGGGGCGACGGAATCAACACGAACTTGCTGAATGTAAATTTAGGGTTTGAAGGAAAGTCAGAAAAAGAAGCGAAAGCCATTACGCATTTTTTAATAAATAAAAAGGGTTATCAAAGCTTCAAATTTTCCCCGCCAAAGCC